TAAGAGCAATTGGCCCGTTTAACAACAAGGAATTACAATGAGAGCATTTCTAGCCATGTCAGCATGGTTGGCGTCAATCGTTTGGGTAATAGTAAGCGTTATCCTTATGTCCCCCATGACAGGAATCGCCCTACTGATTAGTTGTTTCATATCGTTCCTAATATTCAAGGACACCATGAATGCCGTCCAGGCGGTAGGTCCTGTGTATTGGATTTGTAGAGATGTGGTACCTGTGGGTACACCATTTATTGCATTTGGTTTTATGCGCCAAACATCTGCGCCGTGGCGCATCGGTAAGGGCATCCAAATAAAAGTTCGGAAACATACCTTCCAAATTGGTATTTCTAAGGTAGGTTCTGACATGTCTGACGATGATGGTCTGATGACCGCTGTTCAGGGGCGCTTCCTTAAAGACAAAGCAAAAGAAATCAGGGACTGGAAATGATGCGACGCAAGCCTAAGTCTGATCTCCCAAAGATTGCCCGACTCCAAAAGATGACTAAGTCAGAATTAGCCACATGGGGAGAGCAGTGCCTTATCTACACTTGTCAGTCATTTGATAACTGGCGCTACCGAGATGGTACTAACGATGAGGTACTCCAGGCCGCTGAAGTATTCCACGAGATATTAAAAGAAATCGCCTCCAGAGATATCAGTAAGTAACCCTATGTTGCTTTTTGTTTTATACTTACTCTTATGAGTGAAGAATCAGATATTGAAGATACGGAATACAACGAAGATATTGGTGACTACCAAGAGGAAGAACTAGACGAAACATCTACGGAATTCGTTGACCAACTGGTCATGAAGTTAATCGTCTTTACCGAAGAGTTCACTAATGTCACCTTGTTCCCTTATCAGGTCCCAATTGCTTATCGGATCATTGAATCAATTGTCCTTGGCGACGGTGAAGAAATAACCCTCGTTGCTACCCGCCAATCGGGTAAGTCTGAGGTTCTTTCTAATGTCATGGCATCCATGATGGTCATTCTCCCGCGCCTGTCCAAGGTCTATCCCACATGGCTGGGTAAGTTTGAGAGGGGCTTTTGGTGCGGTGTGTTTGCCCCCGTTGAGGATCAGGCTGACACCGTGTTCGGTCGTATCGTCAGTAAGTTGACCAGCGAACACGCCATGAACTTCCTGCTTGATCCCGAGATTGACGACAAAGCAGCATCAGGTGGCGCCCGAGGTAAGGGTCGCATTATCAGCCTGAAGAAGTCAGGGTCACTCTGCCGTATGCAGACCTGTAACCCTAAGGCAAAGATTGAATCTAAGACCTACCACTTCGTCATGATTGACGAAGCCCAAGAGGCTGACGAGTTCATGATTTCTAAGTCAATTAAGCCAATGTTGGCGTTCAACAACGGTTCTATTGTTCTTACGGGCACGGCTACTAGGAATAAGTCTTACTTTTATAAGATGATCCAGTTTAATAAGCGCCGTGACACAAACGCCAGACGGGGCCACAGACAGGCACACTTTGAGTACGACTGGCGAGTTGCCGCTAAATACAACGATAACTACGGCAAGTTCATTGCTAAGGAAAAGACCCGTATTGGTGAAGATTCTGACGAGTTCCAAATGTCCTACTGCAACAAGTGGATTTTGGAAAAGGGTATGTTTGTTACCGAGGAGCGCCTAGAGCGCCTGTACGACCCATCTATGGCTATTGTGAAAAAGTGGTGGCGTAGCCCCATTGTCATGGGTATAGATGTGGCGCGAACCAATGACTCCACCGTGGCTACCGCAGTATGGGTTGATTGGGACCACCCTGATGGGTTTGGTTTCTTTGAGCACCGCGTCCTTGACTGGTTAGAAATTAACAATGTTGAGTGGGAACAGCAGTACTTTGAGATGATTGACTTCATCCGTAACTTTGATGTCTACCGCATTGGTGTGGACTCCCAAGGTGTGGGCGGCGCTGTCACCGAGCGTCTACAACTCTTGCTCCCTGAGATTGAGGTGTTGGCTGTTTCGTCTGATGCCAAGACTCAGAACGAGCGATGGGTCCATCTAACCGAGTTAATGCAACGGGAACAGTTGATTATTCCTGGACACTCCAAGGCTCGGCGCACCCGATCATGGAAGAAGTTCAACCAACAGATGTGTGACCTTGAAAAGATTTACCGCGGTCCGTACCTATTAGCAGCCGCCCCTGATGAGAAGGGTGCGTTTGACGACTACCCCGATTCACTAGCAATTGCTTGCAGTATGACAGCACTAGAGGTAATGCCAATGGTAGAGTCATTTAACTCTCCCTTTTACAGGTAAACTATGCTACGATAAGTGGAGATAAACCCCTACTAGGAGGAATCCATAGATGGCAGTTGCACCTGTTCCCATGTTTCCAGAAAAAGGCACCCCAGTGTTTGAGCGTTCGTACGCCCCAAGCATCCCGGGTAACCGTGGCCCGCTCCGCTTTGAAGAAGGCGTAGCCACCGATACCGATGTCCCTTATGACTTCGGCGTTGGTGCTTACGAGGACACCGCTCCGTCGCCCATGCGACAGAACCATAACAACCCTGAGATGTTCTACAAGTACGCTGAGGAAACAATGCGCGAGCGCGCCCATGTTGGGTCTGCTTCGTGGATTGAGGCCCCGACCGTGCTCGGTGAGTTCGTACAGGGTTCAATGGCTGGAGATCACATCCCGCAATTTGAATACTCGTACAACACGGGTGGTCACATGAACCGCCCGAACCCAACAGTCGTTTACGACTGATCATGGGCACTGCCGAGGGTTTCTCGGTAACTGGCCCAGTACCGAGTAGCACGATTGGGTCATCTCCGGAATTGTCTACTTATGAGGCAGTTGCGGGGATGTTTCGTCGCGTCCAAAAAAGTAATGAACTAGTTACGGCGCGCGCTGAGAACTTTGGTGTTGCCACCAAGGTCTCTAACCCGTTTGTGCCTAGCCCCTTGGGTGGTAAGCGGTCATTAAATATGCCCCGTTATGCATCAGGTATTGGTGAATTCATTATTGACCCAATGCAAAACTTCAAGTCTGAAAAGTTAGACCTAGAGGGCCGTAAGTACGGTAAATCTATGATCACTAATCCAGGTCAGAAGTTTGATTCTAATAAAATGCGCCGTAAGGGCGTGACTTCCTACAACCGCTATAAGTCTAATAAGCCTTCTTATATTGCTGGTCAGTTTGGTCATGCTTTGTATACCCCAGGAAAGTTTAAGGTTCTGTGATGGCTAAGAAAAAAGAAACATCAGCACCAGCACCAGCAGCACCAAAGAAGCGTCTGGCAACGCCAAAGCGTGATACTACCAATACAGAAAGTTTAGTTGATCCAGGGTATATTGTCCCAAAAAAAGCCGTATCATATAGAGATTTTCCTGTTGAAGACAGAGAACATATTGATCGTTCAATGGCAGATGCTGGTATGAAGGCGTATGGTCATCCAATACTCATGGCTGATTCTGTAGCAAGTCGTGTGAACGCCATTCAAGCCGCAATTGGGCGTCTACCCGCGGGTTCATATACTCCTGAAGGTTATGATTGGTACACAGATCACCAATCTGGCTATCGTGATGTTGCTAACAGAACTGGCACACGCATTGGTAGCATCGTTGATGCCGCTGGTGTACTAAGTGTCAAGAATACACCAAAACAAGAAAGAATAGCCACTGAATCGGCGGGCCGTATTGCTGGAAACCCAGATCGTATGGTAGAAATTACACCTGGGATGGTTCCCCACATGGGTAATCCCGACATTGCCGCAGGGGAACAACGCATTGGTGATTTATCAGATGAAGGTGTTGCTCACCTTGGTTATGCTGAGAGTCAAGCGATTAGAGACAAGCACGGTATACCGCAAAATAATCCTGTACCTCTTGATGAAAGACACCTTTCAAGAGAAGTTACTGGAGTAACTTTAAATTCAGCGGGCCGTAAGATTGCAACTAAGGCTGTTGCTGTTGTTCGCGGAAAAACATTTGATGAAGTAAATCAAGTAGGAGCAGTCCCTAAGACTCGTAATTTCTCACGAGCAATCCAACTCGCTAGTCCAGAAGAAAATGCTTTTAATAATGAAATATTCCGAAGAAGGGCACAAGCACCCACATTTGTAGAAGGCAATGGAAAAGGTAGAACAAGAACATTTCATCAGAGTCATTTATGGTCCGCGGCTGAAGAAACTGGATTTGATCCATCAAAGTCTGACGAGGCAGTTGAAGATTACGCAATGAATCACCTAAGTGCTAAAGAAGCCGCCCGACAGGGTACTACAGGGGCAACCTCAAGAGAAGCACAAAATATTGTACAGCCTGCAAAAGGTACAAAGACCTTTGATCCGTCAGTTAAAACTGAAGAGATTAGGCATGCCTACAATGAAGAAGCCACCCGCCAATCCGCCGAGCATTTTAGTTTTGATGATGAGCATATTACTCCCCGAGCCGCCCAAGCCATTGCATGGGTGGAAGAGCGGCGACATGTACTTGGCGAAGATGAAGAGTACAACGCAGCCCAAAAACAACTTGCTAAGGACGCCAAAAAAGCAGCCAAAGAAGCAAGTAAGTCACCAGTAGCAGAAGTCAAAGCACCACCTACTCCTGAAGAAAGAGGACAACTTACATTGTTCTAATTGTTATCGCAATAACAGTACTTTCTAGGCTCTGATAACCTTTCCTTCCCAG